GGCTGCTCGGACTGCGTGTTCATCAGGCCCGAATACAGCGGCTTGTCGGCCTGCGCCGGTACCAGTTGCCCACCTTGCTCATCCGCGATGCCGAGCTTGACGACGTGCTTGCGGATCGCGTTCAGGACCGGCGCGGTCTCGGCGTCGGGCGCGCTGGCGTTCAGGTAGTCGATTACCGGATCGAGCGATACTGGCGCAGCCAATTCGCCGGCCTTCTCGGCGTTCTTGTAGGCGACGCGGATCTCGGCCTTGTCGCGCCCGGCCTTCTTCACGAGCGCCTGGTCGACCGCCTTGCCGACCGCGCGCAGGCTCGGTGCCTCGGCGCCGGTCTGGTCGACCCAGGCGTCGAAGTTCTTCATGATGTCCTCGTTCTGCTGGGCGTAGCGGTCGCGCAGCGGCTCGCCGTTGGTCGGGTCCTTGGACATCTCGCGCTCGAAGCGCTGCTGCTCGAAGCTGCGCTCGGCCTGGCCCTTGGTGAGCTGGATCGGCACTGGCAGGTCGGCGGCAAGCTGGCGGCGCTGCTCGGCGATGTCGGTGCCGGCGCCGCCAACGCTGGGTTTCGTGCCGGCTGTGGGCTGCTCGGGATTGCGCGCCAGCGTACGCTCGACACGATCCGCAATGGCGGGTGACGCCGCGCGGATGCCTTCGACTGCCTTGCCGGCGGCGGTTTTGGCGGCATTGGTGGCTACCGCCTTCGCTGCGCTGGCCGCGTTCTTTGCCGCGCTTGCCGCGCCGGATACCGCATCGGCAGCAGCGAGACCGGCAGCAGGACCAGCATTGCGCGCGGCCTCGGCAACGTGCCCCGCCGCCTGCCCAAGCGCACCCACTTCGGCCGTCAGCGGCATGACCGGCAACGCGGCCTCCATCATCTTGCCCACTGCCTCAGTCTGGCGCTGGCCCTCGGCGGTGCGCGGGGTATAGGTGTACTTGCTCATGCCCTGCGCCGCGGCCTGCTCGGCGGTCTGGACGCCCTGCTGGGTACCGAAGGTGCCATCAGCGATGGACTTCCCAACGCCGGCGAGAGCGCCACCAGCGAGGCCGAACATGCCGGTAGTGGCACCGCTGGCCAGCGCAAGCGCGGTTTCGCCGCCACCGATGATGCGGTCTACCAGCGACGGGTCGGCGGGTGCTGCCGGCTGGGTGGGCTGGCTGGCAGCGAATGCGCGCTCCGCATCGGATACCGGGATCTGGTCGGCCACGCTGGTTGGCGCGGCCTGCGCGGTGCCGGCAGCGATCTGCTGCTGGAGTACCTGGAACGCCTGTTCTTTGGTCGCGCCGTCCGGGCCGCTGACCGTGTAGCGCTTCCCTTCGGGCGAGGTGAATTCGAAGGTGGGCATCAGTGCTCCTTGACGGACCAGCCGGAAGGGATGGCGGGCGCGGCGCCACCGCCCATCGGCGTGCCGGTGACGGAGTCGCTAAAGGCTTTGCGCACTGCCTGCGGTGCGTGTCGGGCCGCAGCCAGCTCGCGCTCCATCTGGTCGAGCACCGCCAGGTATGACTTCTGGTCCATCGCCGTCGACAGCAGGTGGCGCGCGTGCTCCTTGTCCGAGACAGTCGGCACGCCGGACGGCGAGATCGCGCGGGAGTAGACGTTTACCAGGGCGTTATTGGCCGCGGCGAACTTGCGCATTGCCGGGTCGTTGGTCTGTTCGTTGAACATGATCTGCGCCTTGCCGAATGGCAGAAGGCTGCTGCGCGCCACACCGGCCGACGCGTCGCGCGCGAGCGGGATCAGGCTCTCGGCCTCGTTCGACGCCATCTCGATGTTCGCGATACGCGTGCCCGCAGTGCGCTGGCCAGCCATCGTGCCGGCAAACTCCGCCATCTTTGCGGCGATCTGCGGACCGGTCATGCCCTGCGCCTGCGCTTCCTTCGTGATCGCCTGCCGCAGCGCGACGATGTTGGCCGAGCCCTGGGCACCGCGCCCGAGGTTCTGCATCACGGTCTTGTCGCCGGAAAGGTACTGCGTCGCCATGATCTTGAGCGTATCGGCGTCGAGCGTGGGCTCGGTGTCGCCCTTGCTCTCCTGGCGCTCGTTGATCTTGTCCTGTACCGCGAGCTGGGTCCGATTGTTGTCGCGCGTGTTTGCACGGCTGGTCTCGGCCTGCAGGGTCGCGTCGGCGGTGGGCGTCGTATACTTCATCTGCTGGTCGGGCGTGAGCGCGGTTTGCACGAAGCCTTGCAGGTAGGGCTTGAGCAGCTTCGGGTCGCTCGGAATCTCGGCCAGGTATGCCGGCAGGTCGTCCTTGCTGATCACGCCCTTGGCGGCCAGCGACTTGAAGGCGGTCTGCACCTGTGACGGCTTGACGTTGGCGACACTAGCCAGACCGCCAATCGTCTGCCCCAGCGTGGCCTGCTGCCTCTGCACGGCTTCGGCCTGCTTCGTGGCCAGCGTGACTGGGGCCTCATCGGCCGCGCGCTGTTCCTGTCCGAGTGCCACGATCCCGTTGATTGCCCTCTGCCCGTCCGGGTGGGCTGCCAGCATCGCTTTGAGCACGACGTTCGCCGCCTGTGGGTTGGCGTCGACTTGGTCGGCCTTGGCGCGCAGTGCTTTCGATTCCTGCGTCGGCGCGCCGGCCGTGTTCTCGATCGCGTCAGCCTGCGAACGCATGCCGTCGCTGGCGATCTTCGGCTGGCCACTTTGGATGGCTGCCGACCACTCGGTGATCTGCTTCAGCTGGTTCTGCTGCTGCGCGGCGTTCTTGGTATCCCACGCCTGCTTGAATTGCGTGTGCAGTTCCGGCACCAGGATGGTTGCCTTGGCGTAGTCGTCGGCGGTCGCGTTCGGGTTATTGACCAGTGCCTGGATCACCTGCTGCTTTTGCTGCTGCTGGTCCTGGGCCACTTGCTGCTGCTGGCGCGCGACTTGCAGTTGGGTCAACGCGGCGCCATTCTGGATACCCTGCATCACCGCGGCATTGGGCGACGGCAGGTCGGCGAATGTGCTGGTGTAGTCGTATGGTTGCGGCATCAGAATTTCTTCCCCATAAAGGTACCGAACGCGCTGTTCAGGGTGTTGTAGAACTGGCTGTCAGCCTTTCCGGCTGCCAGTGCAGCGCCCGACGCAGCCGATCCCTGCTCGCCGAGCAGCTGGGTGACCTGGTCGGCGGAGTGCATGCCCGCGTTTCCCACGCCGGCCGCAGCGTTCTGTCCCACGGACGTGATGTCGCCGAGACGGGCGTATTGCTGCTGAATTAGCTGGGAGAGAAGCTGTGGTTGAAACTGCGCCAATGCCGCTTGTACGTTCCCGCCGCGCAGGCCTCCGGTCGCTGAGGCGTTGGCGAGGATCGCGTCTTGTCCCTGCTGCGTGAGCGCCTGGAACTGTGGCGAGGTCTTGATCGCATCGATCGCATTCTGTTGTGCCGGCGCGCCATTCAGGCCGAGCAGGTCCTGCTGGCCGCTCAGTGCACCAGTGCCTGCGTTGACATAAGGCTTCAACAGCTCCTGGATTGCATCAAACTGCCGTCGCTGCTCGTCGATACCGAGCTGAGACGATTCCGTCTGCGCCTGTGCCGCCGTGTTTGCCGCATCCTTTTGACTATTCGACGACAAATAGCCGCCTACGATGGTGCCGCCAGCAACGGCTGCTGCTACCCAAGACATGGGGTCTCCTTCGAAATGAGTGCGGGTTTGGTGGTGTCGATCAGGGCTAGCTCGAGCGCGCCCAGATCGGTCAGGTTGTCGGGGTTCGCATGGATGGTGGTCCACACCGTGTCTTCCAGGGCGAAGCCAACCCGTTTCGTGCCGGGGCGCGACACCATCGTGTGCGGTGCTGCGACGATCTGCATGCCGTCCTCGGTCCAGACTGCGATGCGACCCTGCGAGACGATGTTCAGGTGCTCAGTGCTGTGCACTTTGCCGGTTAGGATTGTCCCCGCGCGGATCAAGATTTCGCGCGCATACAGGCCGTCGGCGAAGTGGTGCACGGGCTCGATCGGCAGTTGCTCCATCATGCGCATCTGCGCTTCGAGCCGCTCGATCTGTTCGCGTGTAGGGATGTTCGCCTGGGGGATCAGGCCTTGGTGGTCTTTGGCTGCCAGCGGCATCAGGTTCTCCCGTTCGGGGTCTGTGGCCGCTGGTCGCCTCAAGCTCAGCTATTGCCGCAAATTTGGGCAACTGCCGAGATTATAGGAATGTCCTATCGGAAATTGCAAGCAGGATAGCTTTCCTACGTGAACTGCCTACCACTGGCGCGGATCGAGACCGTGGCCACGCTCGCGATGGTCGAGATAGCGTCGCCGGCCTCCAGTACGTGACCGACCAGCTCGGGGAATGGCCACGAGGCGCCCGGCGCGATCGTCTTCGTGAAGGCATTCGCTGCGCCCGCCGCGCCACCGCTCGGCACCAGGTGTACGGTAAGCGTGGCGTTCGCGCCGCCGGTATTCGTGGCGGTGAACTTGTCGATCGCGGTTTTGACGGCATCGGCCGGCGTGGTCGGGTACTGCACGGTTTCGGTGACTTCGGCCAGCTTCGGCTGGATCAGCACTTTCGGAGTGGTGGTCATGGGGCAGATTCCTTAAACGTTGTTGTCATGCGTTGTAGAACGGCAGCTTGTAGTTCGTGCCGCCGTTGTTGAAGATCAGGTAGCCGGCGGGGGTGGCTGGGAGCGCTGCTGCTGCACCCGCGGCGCCCACCGTGGTGGCGGTAACGGACCCGAACGAGACCTTGGTCGCGCCTGGATTGGGGGCAGGGCCGCTGACCGTCAACGAGTTGAGCGCCAGGTTGCCGTTGCCGCTCAACAGCGCTACGTTGGTGCCGTCGTAGAGGTTGAACGATGCCACGTAGCTAGCGCCGTTTGCGCCGCCTGCCACGCGCAGGCCAAAACCGCCCGGGTCCAGGTTCACCAGGTTGGCGATCACGTCGCCGGCAAGCGCCTTGTTCAGGGTCAGCTTGCCTGTGCTGGACAGCGTGATCCCGCTGCTGGTGGCCAGGGACAGCAAGCCAGATAGCGCGCCGTTATTCGCCAGCGTTACGCCGCTCGCCATGGCCAGTGAGGTCAGGCCGGCGATAGTGCCGCCGGCGATATCGACAGCATCGTGGTTCTGCGTGCTTATGGTCCCCATATGCGGGCGCGGCGCCAGGTCGTCAGCTTCTGCGGTCGGAATCGTGACGGGCGCGTCGTGGTCGGATTCGGTCAAGGGCGGCGCGGCCGGCGCGCTGGCCAGTTGCTCGAGTGCGACGTGCAATTCTGCGAGCATCGCCAGCGCCTGGGCGGCGGTGGCCAACGCCTGCGCCGCGAGAGCGTTTGCCGCTTCGACGGTGTCGGGCAGGGATTGTCCGACTTCCTTGAACATGCCCTCGAAGGCGGCGATAGCTTGCGGGTTCGGCAGGAATTTGGCGAGCGTGGCGCGATCGATCTTAAGCATTGAGCGGCTCCACCTGGGCTTCGAGACGCACGACCGACAGGTGGGCGTCGCTGGTGCCCCTGAACTTCTGGATGCGCCACTGCTGCATGCTGCCCTGTCTCAGCCAGGTGATGCGCTTCGTGCGCTGGCCCTGCCGGCCGGCGCTGCAGGCGCGCTCCTGGCTCCACGTCTCGCCGTCGATCGTATACGACGTCCAGACAACCGGGTCGGCGCCGAGCGGCACACGACCGGACAGCGTGACCAGCTCGAGCTGGTGGAAGATGGCGCCGTGGCCCTCGTTGTACAGGATGTTGGTTCCGAATTCCCAGCCGATGGTCTGGCCATAGTGGGTCGAGACAGTATCGACCAGCTGCCCGAGCGCGCCGCTGGTTGGATCGCCGCACAGCCAGCGGTCGTAGCACCAGACGAAGTTGCGCGCGCGGTAGGTCTGCGCCGCAGCCAGTCCGGAGTCGAGCGTGTACCAGACCGGCTCTTCTACAGCGGCCGATGCCGGGCCGTCGTAGACCAGGGTGCGGTCGTGCAGGTGCAGGTAGAGCAGCTGATGGTTCTTCGTGGTGCGCACCTCGATCACGCTGGCGGCCAGCTGCGCCTCGGTGTAGCTGAGCAGCAGGGTGTCGATCTCGCCGGTGGAGAGCTTTTGGGTTGCTCCGTTCAGGCCGATCCAGACCATCGGCGGCTCACCGCGCCCGCTGCCCAGTGCGGCGATCTGCCCCATATACTGGGTTGCGCAATGGGTGCCGAGCGTGCCGCGATCCAACTGCGCGCCTTCGTTGCGCTGGAACGGGAACATGGTGCCACCGACGTTGTTGAACAGCTCGCAGGTGAAGCGGTTGATCGCCAGCACCTCGCCAGCGCGCAGCCGGAGCAGGCACTTGATATCGTCCGGGTCGGCCTCGCTGCTGCCGTAGCGGAGCGGATTGACCGACGTCGGGTCGGTCAGGTCGGTGACCACCAGCGAGGTGCCGTCGGTCGTCATGAAATAGCCGTCCACCCACTCCACGTCGAGCGCCGCGCCGAGGTCCGCATCGGTCACCTGCGCGACGGTCGATCCGTCCCAGTAGTAAAGGTTGCCGCCGGCCGCGATCGCGAGCTGGTCGAACGAGTAGGCGAACGATACCTGCCCGGTACCCGTAATATCGCCCAGCTTCGCCACACTGCCGTCCGCGTTCACTCGCACCAGGCTGTTGCCCTGCACCCGGTAGCAGATGCCATCCCAGACGATGGCGCCGCGATCGACGCCGGGCCCTGTGCCGATCTGCTGGATGCCGTCCGCGGGTCGCAGGTAGCCGGCGCTGATGCCCTGCTGCTTGGGTACCGGGATGAGGTTGCGCGGGTACGAGGTCCGGAAGTCCGGCCCCTCGTCGGTGTAGATGCCGTTCAGGATGGGGATCTGCATCGTTGGCTCCTACATTCCGCGCCACGGCTTGTTGCCGGCGCCAATGCGGGCCGTGCAGGGCAGCTCGCCCGGGGCCGGCGCGACGGCAGTACCGAGCAGGCGGTTGTAGCCGCTGGTGGCGGTGGCGATGGTCTGCGCGGTCAGATTCTTGCCGTGGCCTGCTGCGAGCCGTACCGCGAGGTTCCTCCAGACCGTGGCGCCGGCACTGTACGGCAGGCCCGCGTCGTCACCGATGTTCGAATCTTCAGGCGTGGACGGCAGCAGGTAGCCGACGTCGATCCGGAGCTCGAGCCATTCGGCCATCATCGTGTCGAGGATACGCAGGGCGTTCTCCAGCACCTCAGCGTCGAGGTCGAACACGAAGCCCGCCAGCGCCAATTCGCCGTAGGCCTGCTCGATAAGCTGCTGCTTCGTCCAGGCCATCGCTTACTCCTGCTTGCCGCCGCCGGCCAGCGCCGCGTCGATCATCTCGGCGAGCTTGGCGTTG